AATCTTATTCACAATCTTTAGAACAATTGAATAAAGCTATAGAAGATTTAACAGCTACAGGTAGTAATTTTGGTAGTAAAGATGCAGGCGATTTAATTTTAAATGCTGCTTTAAAATTCGAAGATGACTTTTTAACAAGATCTGATGCTTTGTATGCAAGACTAACTAAACAAATACCAAGAAATAAAACATTTGAATTGTCAAATACAAAAAAAGTATTACAAGCAAACAAATATAGATTTTCAAACAAAGGGTTAAATGAATTGTTTGGCAAAAACATCGGCGATAGGTTAAATGTATACTTTCAAGGCGATCCAATACTTAATTATAGAGATACAGCACAGCTTAGAACACTCATAGGCAGACAACTTAAAGGTAACTTTGTAGTAGGTACTTCTCCAGATTTGACAGATTTAAAAAAATTATATGCAGCACTTTCTGATGACTTGTTTGATGCAGCTGAATCAGTAGGAGGCGATGTCGCTGTTACAGCTAGATTAGCTAATAGTTATTATAAAAAAGGTAGTGACGTTATTAATAAGCAAATAAAACCTATTACCACACAAGCTGGCAAAGATATTTTACCTTCTGAAAAAATTTATACTAAACTACAAACAAATTTAAGAACTGAACCCTCCAAAGCAAACGAATTTTTAGGTAACATTTTTAATAAAAATTTAGGCAACGAAAATCAATTAAAACTGTTAGGTGAAAAACAATTTATGGATTTGACAAGAGATGTTGACGGTGGTTTTAGTGTAGGAAAAACAGTCTCTAATATAGAAAAACTAAAAAAAGGCACAGGTGAGTTACCTGTATCAATATTAAGTCTAGGAACAAAAGTTGATGATATAGAAACTTTATCTAGAGGTTTTAAAGAAGCTGGTAAATCTGTAAACTTTTCTAACACAGCATTTGGTAATTCACAAAGAGAATTATATACAGCTCTTGGATTAGGTGCTGGTGGCGGTATTATTTCAGGTGATCCAACAACAGGATTGAGTCTTGCAGCTGGAGCTTATTTAACGCCAAAAGCCATTACAGCAGCATTAACAAATCCAGCTACTAAAGCTACATTTAAAAATTGGGCGACAAAAGCTGATACACCTATAGATGCAAAAGTCGCTGTTTTAACAGCTATTGGTTTTACAGGTCCACAAGCGCAACAGCTTATAGAGAACCAATATAAGCAAGAATCATTATTAACAGTACCCGAATAACCTCATGGCGCGCCAATCAGAAAGAGTTGGCCGATCTGGAGAATATTTAGTAGCCTCGGTGCTTTCTACCCTTTCTGATACTGTTACCGTGATGCCACATGGTTCTAAAGCCGACATCATCTTTGAGGTTGGCCAAATTCTTTACAAGTGCCAGGTCAAAACACAAAAGCAAATAGAGAAAGCTAGAAGGAGTTGGAGGTTTGATCTTAGATGTGGATCTCATTCTAAAACCAGGTTTTATGATAAAGGTGATATAGATGTATATGCTTTGGTTGCATTAAACTGTCAGAAGGTAATGTTTTTCTTTCCTGATGGTAGTAAGCAGATATCTGTTGAGGACAAAGATATCCAAGCGATTGACTCGCTGAAAAATGTAGAAAACCTATTTAAAGAGCTTCAATGTCAACAGACACAGTAGGATCTTTATAATGTGTTACAGAATTCATACCTAAAGATATTAAATACTCAGCCACATCATGTGGTTCTTTCTGTTCCATTTTACAAAAATCTCTAAACTTTCTAGCAAGATGTTTGTTTACATAGATAGGTTTTCTTCCGTTTCTTTCTTTAAGAATTGGATCGTCAAACGCATCAAAATTCATAGTTACCTCTTAATCCAGAGAAACCTCTACTGAATATTTACCTATATCGTTACCATCAGCATCTACGCCATGAACCATCTGTAGTTCTAAATCTATAAAGTGTTTAGCTTTCATTAGATCAGTTACTCTATCTTTCTTATCACCTTTAGTTCTAGTTATATATTTAAGACAACTACCTAAGTTATAAGACAGGTTGTTAGCATAGATATAGTCAATGGGTTGTATTCTGGCTGACTTGTAATGTGTACCAGCTACTTGGTTATTGGTTGCAAGCTTGTCTATTGCTTGATCCCAGTCCTTTTCATTTCCTATATTCATGTGTGCATATACAGTTTTATTCATAAAATTTCTCCACTTTTTTATTATTATACTACTTGTAAATTAGTAATATTGGTATATTATAAACAAAAATATAAATAAAAGGGAAATTTATGGAAATATCAGAAAAGAATTTTGACATATCAAATACCATAGAAGTTGACGAACTAGCAGAGAGATGGGGAGTTAGCAAGAAAACAATTGATAATAGAAGGTACAGAGGTCAAGGACCAAACTACTTTAAGATTGGTGGCAAGATTAAATACGATCTTGATGATGTGAAGAGAATGGAACAAGACTCTTACATTTCCGTCCATGGCACACGCTAAGTTAAGTCCATCAGCTGCAAAGATATGGATGGCATGTCCAGGTATGCCACAATTACTTGCAAGCATGGATGTAGAATACAAGGTAGGCATACCTGCTGCTACTGGTACATTGATTCACGAAATGGTTGAGACACTATTAAAAGGTAGACTTAATAACCTAACCATAGAAGAGTATTACTTAGGCACTACACATCATGTAGAGGATTTTGACATTACAGTAGATCAAGAGATGATTGATTGCGCGAATACTTATGTAGAGTACATAGATAAAAGAGTGCAAGAACTAGATATTAAAAGGCCATTGATTGAAGAAAAGGTAAACATGCCAGAAATACATACAGATCTATGGGGTACAGCAGATGCTATTCTTATTGGTAAAGACACTATAGAAATAATAGATTTAAAAACAGGTAAGTGGGCAGTTGAAGCAGATAACCCACAAATGACTATCGTACAACCAAGAGGTTGGCACAGAGATGGTCCTATCAGATCATATTCCATATCAGCTATTAATTTAGTTGATTGGGCTTATGAAACCTTAAAGCCAGCAGCTGATGCTTGCTTTGAAGAAATACCCACATATAACTATAGTAAAGACGGATGCCGTTGGTGTAATGCTAAAGATGTATGTGATACTTATAAACAAAACCAAAAGGGAGACTAAAATGGTAGAAGAAAATAATGAAGTTAAAGCTTTTAGCTTTGAAGAAGGCGGTAAGCAATATAAAGTTGACGATCTTAACGATGAGCAAGTTTTGCTATATAACAAGCTAGGTGTAATAGAAAACCGAAAGAATGAGCTTATTGGTAATGCTAATTTTGAAGTAGAGATACTTGACATGGCGAGAGCTGGTTTTTCAAAAAGGCTTAAAGAGTCACTAGAGAGCGAACCTGTTATTGAGGTGGCTGAGTGAGTTTAGTTAAAATTAGACAAAAGGCAAAACTAAAGCCACCAATTGTAGTTTTATATGGACCTGGTGGTATTGGTAAAACTACTTTTGCATCGCAAATGAAAAACCCAGTAATTATACAAGCAGAAGATGGTATCGGAAAAATAGATTGTCCTCACGTTGATGTGGCAAAAAGTTATGAAGAGTTCATAACAAATTTGACATATTGTGCAGAACAAGATTATAAAACCCTTGTCATTGACAGCTTGGATTGGTTAGAAACCTTAATACATGAACATATATGCGAAAAAAATGGTTGGCCTGATATTAGCTCGCCAGCCTACGGCAAAGGTTATGCTGCTGCATTAGAGACATGGAAAGAATATTTAACTATATTAAATAAATGCAGAGATAAGGGTTTTACTATCTTACAAATTGCACACAATGAAGTTAGAAGGTATGAAGATCCATCAAGTGAACCACATGATAGACATCAAATTAAGTTGCACAGAAAAGCAGCTGACTTGGTGATAGAGCATAGTGATGCTGTATTTTTTGCCAATTTTAAAATTGGTACTATACAAAAAAAGGGTAAAGGTGGCGGTATGACAACACATTTAAAGCAAGGCGATAGAACTATATTTACCCAACAAACGCCTGGTTTTCAAGCTAAAAATAGATTTGGTTTAGAACCAGAAATGCCGTTTGATTGGGCTACAATTTCTAAGGAGATGTTTAAATGAATGAGATATTGCTATTAGAGTATAACGAGTTTGATCCTGGTGATGATCCACAGTACACAGATGGTTATTGTAACTATTGTGGATCTAAAGAGGATGACTGCGTTGAATATAAATGTTGGATTTAAAAAAGGAGTAAATTATGGATATGTCAAAATACAACGTAAATGTATCTGATGATAACAAATCAGGAATAGAGCCTGGCAGGTATATATTAAATTATGCGGGCGAGGAAAAAAAACCTTTAGAGGGTAAAAAGAACTGGCGAGGACACAAAATGTACTTTGAAGTTGATGGAACTGGTATAACAATTAGTCATGCTTTCACTATAGGACACGATGATCCGCGTTATGTAGACTGGGGTGTGAAATCAATGTTGCTTATGTCGCAAGCTATGGGTTTTACTAGTCCGCCAACTGATACTGAAACACAAATGATAGGCAAAAGCGTATCTGCTGAGTTGGTTAGAGGTGATAGTGGTTATTTAGAAATAAATGAACAGTTTGGTAAAACATGGCAACCAGCTAAAGGTAGCCCAAAGCCAAAAGTTGTTAGCGAAAAACCAATACAAGCTGGTCCATCAGAGGCTGATCTTCAAGCAATGGGATCAAGTGTAGCTGATGATGATGACGTACCATTTTGATGCTAAACGTAGGCCAACGCTGTGCGCTTATTGTAAGCGTCCAGCTGGCCCTTTTTTAAAACAAGATGGAGAACATTGGCTTGGTGCGTGCAGTATGGATCATTTAAAAAAGATTAGTGATGGCGAAAGGCTACCTAACAAAGCACAATTAAATGATGATGGTATTGAATACTCTATAGCACAAACCAAAGATTTATATTTAGATTTAACATATAAAGAGGAAGACAAACCATTACATCAATGGGATAGGGAGAACAGAAAACGAGTCTTTACTTCTATTGTTAGAGAATATCTAAACTGGGCGAACGTGCAAGCCGAGTTAGATGACCAGAGAGCTGCAAATGGATTTAACAAAGTACCTGAAAAAGGACGTACTCTATAACGACTTAGGTTTTAATACAGGAAAGAGTACACAAGATTTAATAAACGAGATGCAAGCACAAGGATTGCTTGTAGACTTCTTAGAAATAACTGGCGACATAATCAGAGTGCCAGTACAAGCAACAAACAGTAAACCAGATAAAGGCGGTCAACGTAGTGGTTACTATGTGGTAAACCAGGTAGGCGAACACATGTTCTGTACTTATGGTAACTGGAAGACTGGCTTTGAAGGCAAATGGTCTTCTGTAGATACCAATAGCCTTAGTATTGTAGATAGGCAAGCACTACATAAACAAATGGAAGAGGCATCTGCCAAAGCGAAAGAGCAAAGGAAACTGAGACAAGATGAAGTTGCAATGGAGGCAAAGGAACGACTGAATATATGCCACGAGGCTACTGAACATGAATATCTCACTAGTAAAAAAGTTAAAAGTTATGGGTTGAAGCAATTAAATGGAAACTTAATTGTTCCTGTGTATTCTACAACAGGCGAGCTTCGTTCTCTACAGTCTATTGATAAAAAAGGCAACAAAAGATTCAAATCTGCATCAGAAATTAAAGGCAATGTATTTTTAATTGGTACTAGCTTTGCAGAAATAAAAAATATAGAAAAATTAATTTTAGTTGAAGGCTACTCAACTGCTGCTTCAGTTTATGAAGCTACCCAAATTCCTGTAGCTTGCGTATTTAGTGCTAACTTTGTGTTAGATGCAGCCTCTAAATTACGCGAGCTAACAGGTGCTAGATTTATCCTAGCGCTTGACAATGATGAGAACGGAGTAGGTGAAAAGAAGGCGCAAGAGTGCGCGAGTGCTGTAATGAATTGTGCGGTAAGACTACCGAGCGAGCGCGGTGATTATAATGATCTGTATTTAAAACATGGTTTAGATAAAGTCAAAGCTGAACTCATGGAGCATAAGCTAGGCATACAAAAGTATGCTGTTAGAAACCTAGTAGGTAAGCCAGAGCCACAAAAATTTTTAGTTGACGGCCTAATCCCCATCGGCAAGCCAGGCATTTTAGCAGCCGTTGGTGGCGTGGGTAAGTCACTTAGTATTATTCAGCTAGCATTGTCTGTGGCGTGCGGAGGCAGGTGGTGGGGTAAAGATGTTGTGCAACGTGGTAATACAGTTATTTTTTGTGCGGAAGATGATTTAATGGAAATACATAGGCGTTTAGATCTGCTTGATCCTAAAGGCAAGCGATTCGACTCCTCTTATGATGTCTATGTGTTTCCAGTCCCAGAGCAAAAAGAACCTATGATATTGATGCGAGAAGAAGGCGTTACACCTATCGCGCAAGAGTTGGTGGAGGAGTTAGAAGCAATACCAAATTTAAGGTTGGTTTGTTTTGATCCACTCCAGGCATTTACTACAGGTAATGTATCAAGTAGCAACGAGGCGGGACAGCTTTGGGGATCTTACTGTGCAAACATATCAGCGCGGTTAGGTTGTACTACATTGACCATTCATCACTTAAACAAAGGTGCATTAACTAACGATTCAGATGATGCAATGTCTCACCGCCAGGAAATTCGTGGCGCAAGTTCAATTTTAGATAGTTGTAGGTGGGGAATAGCGTTATGGTTAGCGAGCGCGGAGGATTGCGAAAGAATCTGTGAGGAAATGCGCGTGAAAAATGATCGCATGGCGGTGGTAAAAGCTGCCTTAGTAAAATCTAATTCAGGCAATGTTGACTACGAAACCAAGACATTATTTAGGAAAGATGGCGTGCTTGAATTACTTGAAGAAGTGAAAAATCCAATACATTTATATGACAAATTTTAATAAAACCATAGGGAGTGTTAGGGACATACTATGGGAGTGTTAGGGACATACCTTGGGTAAGATAGGGACATAACATGAGTAAGAGACTCCCATATATCCATATCATAGTCATATGATATAGGAAGCGAACCCCTTGAGGGGGTTCAGCTTCCAGAGAAAAGAGAGAAGCAAAGCAAATGAAAAGATTTAAAACAATAGATAAAAATCACTGGTGGATCACCACACATGAAAACCCAAGCGACCGCGCGGGAGTATTTATTCCGCTAGCGCTTGCGCGCAAGGAAGGTGACTTCTCGCGAGTGCGCGGGGTGGTGTGGGCCTGGTTCAGGCGCGAGTGCGGGAGAACGGATTTGTCGGTGAGTGCGAAGCTAATTATGTGGGCGGTGTGCGAGCGGTGGCGGTATGAAACCTGGAGCAGTCACGATGCGATTAGTTATTATGCAAAGATGACTGGGGTTAATAGGAAAACATCTGGGCGCGCTATGACGGAGTTGATTGAGAAAGAAGTCTTATGGTGTGTGCTAGAGGGTGAGCAGAAGCGCTTGCGGAAGTCACAGCCTGGTGGGAAGAAGCATTTTTTATTAGTGGGGTTAGTGGATTTGCTTTGATTGGTTCGGCGCGTGGGGAGGCGTGGAACTAGCGAGAGCCATACAGGGGGAGTCATATCTTTGGAGAAGATAAAAGAACTCTCGCCAGTTCAAACTTAGTATATCATTTCTTGTCTTTTTTCTCTTTGGTTTCTTTTTTCTTTGCGCGCTTGCCGAATATGCGATCAAATTCCGCTTCATATTTTTCGCGGTTTGGTATTGGGCGAGGGCGTGATCCTTTTCCTGTCATTGGTTACTCCTGGTCATTTAAGTTATATGCTTTGATTATTTTCTCGCGATCATCTTTAGAAACGATCTTGAGTATTTTTTCTAAGGTGAGTCTACTTTTCCACCCTTTGTTTTGGTTTAGGCCGTATTTTTGCCGTATGTCTCTTAATAATTGCTCTCTAGTCATTTCTAAAGCCTTGTAACGCCTTGTTTATCAACATAGGCTATATTGTACTTGTCTGTGTCTTTAAGCAACCACGCGCCCTCTGTGTTCGTTTTAGAGTTATCTTCTGAAATATAGGCATAATTGCCAGTTATTCCATTGTCTACCATGTGTGCTTTATATTTTGCGTATGCTTGGTCAAATGTCATAGTCTCGCCTTGAATAGTTGTATTAACAAATCTAATTGTTTATTGGTTAAATGTCGTAAGTGTTGCGGGATCTTGCGCCTGTCAATCTTCATGGTTGTTCTCCTCCTTATCTTTAATTATTAAATACGCGCCGTGTATACAAAAGGCCATGAACAAAGTTATTAATATTATTGGTATTACTTGGTCCATCTTTTAATCTCTCTTTGTTCTACTCGTTCCCAAACATCGCCAAACCTTTTGAGAAATTCTTTTTGTTGTTCGTTGTTATAGTTTCCACCCATTAAACTTTCTAAGGCGCAACAATGTTCCAAGCCGTTGGTTTCATAGAAGTCATAAAGAATGTCACACATGTAATTAAATAGTGAAAACTCTCTCTCTTTAAAATGTTTCATAATTCCCCCTAGTTTTTTAAGAAATGGTTTATTAGATATGAACCATGCCAAGCTTTTTGTTTGGTAGTTCTATTTAGTAGTTTATTAATTAAGTTTTTCATAATTACTTCTCCAAAGTATGTAAGATTTAATTACCTTACAATACTCATTATACATATATATACCCAATATTCAACAATATATAAGTAAAAATGTGCAATTTATTACCTAAAATGTGCAAAATAACCTAAAATAAAGCATGGAAAAGGGAAAACCAGGTAGAAAAAGAAAGTTAGCAAGTCTTACAGAAGAAGATTATAAACAGATTAGCGCATGGGCTGGAGATGGCTTAAATGAAAGGCAAATTGCTACTTTGCTTAATGTAAACATCTCAACAATCACTAGAGAAAAGAAAAGAAACGAGCAATTCGCGCACGCTATAAAAAAAGGAAGATACAAAGCTGTGCAGCTCGTGGCGAACAAAGTTTTTGAAAACGCGATGGATGGCAAAGAAACTTCAGCTATTTTCTTTCTCAAAAACCGCGACCCAGACAACTGGGCAGACCGCCAGGAAGTAAATTACAACTTAGATCTTAAGAATGTTCTCACCAGCGCGCGCGAAAGGATCATAGACCATCGCCCGACTTCGCTACCCAAGCGCACGCAAGCGCCAACAGCGAGCGCTAGCGAGGGTGTGGATGAATAACAAAGGGGTTAGATGCGGGCTTAGTTTTTTAAAGCTCCCTTTTTAACTAATGCAAGCTCTCGATAATTCGCATTTGACCCCCCCTTCGTTTGTATTGCGGGGGGGGAAAAAATGGAACTACTCAACTAAAATTTTTTAATTTTTTTTTTAATATGAAATACGGTGTAAAACTAGAAAAGGAATTGATGACCGAACTATGGTCAGGACCAATCAAAGACAACCCAGTAAACTTTGTTAAGTATGTATTCCCATGGGGACAGAAAGACACCCCCCTTGAAGAGTTTAAAGGACCAAGAAAGTGGCAAGAAAAAATTTTGCGAGAAATGGCAATACACATTGAGCGTAACAACGTATTAGATTTACCAGAGATGTTTAGACTAGCTGTAGCATCAGGTCGTGGTATTGGTAAATCTGCTTTAGTCGCCTGGATTATTTTATGGATGTTATCTACCAGGCTTGGATCTACTATTATTGTAACCGCCAACACAGAACAACAGCTTAGATCAAGAACCTGGGCTGAGTTAGGTAAGTGGTTAACGCTCGCTATCAACTCACATTGGTTTACCAAAACAGCTACCACGATAAAACCCGCACAATGGTTTGAAGATGCGCTGATTAATGACCTCAAGATAGATACTGGTTATTACTACGCGCAAGCGCAGTTATGGAGCGAGGAAAACCCAGATGCGTTTGCAGGCATCCACTCATCATACGGCGTATGCTTGATTATGGATGAAGCATCGGGTATCCCCGCGCCCATCTACTCAGTCAGCGAAGGGTTCTTCTCCGAACCCACGCGCGATAGGTACTGGTTTACTTTCTCCAACCCGCGCCGAAACACAGGGCCATTCTACGATAGCTTTAACTCTAAACAATCTTTCTGGAAGAACGAACAGATAGACTCGCGCACAGTCGAAGGCACAGACCAAAAGCTCTTTCAAACGATGATTGAGCAGTACGGCGAAGATTCCACAGTCGCGCGCGTGGAAGTGATGGGCGAATTTCCATCGGCTGATGACGATACAGTAATACCAATGAGCTTAGTGAAAGCTGCTATCGATAGGGATGTATCACTTACAGCTAACGCACCGATTATATGGGGATTGGATGTCGCACGCTTCGGCGGTGATAACTCCGCGCTATGTATTAGACAAGGTAATCATGTAATGAGTATTAAGTCATTTAAGTCTATGGATCTGATGCAGTTATGCGGTGTGATAAAAAATATGTACGACGAATGTACCGCTATTGAAAGACCGCAAGAAATACTAGTAGATGTAATCGGACTAGGCGCGGGCGTGGTGGATAGGCTTGCAGAACAAAATTTACCAGTGCGCGGAGTCAATGTCGCAGAAGCTCCCGCCACGAAAAAAAATTATTTAAACTTGCGCGCAGAATTATGGTTTGCGATTAAAGACTGGTTGAGTGGTAGGGATTGTAGGTTGCCACAGGACGATGAACTGGTTGCAGAACTTGCTGCACCCCTTTATAAATATACGTCTACTGGCAAAATAAAAATAGAATCAAAAGACGAAATGCGTAAGCGTGGAATTAAATCACCCGACAAAGCAGATGCACTTGCATTGACCATGGCATCCTCCGCTGCAAGTTTTGGTGGAAGCACTAGCTTTTTAGGTTATAATTTCAAAAAACCACTAAAATCTAGGATAATCAGAATAGGGTAATTTATGGCAAAACAATACAAAGAAGAGATATCTGAAAAGGTTGAAAAAGAAACCAGCATGGAAAATCTTGTCGGCGTTATTAAATCCGAAATGGACGACGCTAGTGATTTCATACATCAGGTCGGTGCGGATAGAGCTGAGTCAACAGAATATTATTTAGGTAACGAGCCAGAAGGTACTAGCTCCTTACAGTCAGAGTTTATATCTACAGATGTTAGAGAAAGCATATTGTTTATGTTGCCGTCTATCATGCGTACATTCTTTGGTACTAAGAAAGTTGTAGAATTTGTACCTAAAGGCCCAGAGGATATCCAACTTGCCGAACAGCAAACCGATTATATTAATTATATTATCCAACAAAAAAATAATGGTTTCCAAGTTTTATACGATGCGTTTAAAGATGCGCTCGTTAGAAAGACTGGTTTTGTCAAAGTGTTTTGGGATGATACTGTTAAAGCTACCACGCACGAATACACAGGTTTAGATCCACAATCCTACCAAGCACTCATCATAGACAAAGACGTAGAGATCGTAAAAGAATCTTCTGTTACCGAAAGTATTACTACCCTTGATCCTGTTAGTGGCGAGGAGATAACCCAAGAAATACCAACAAGCTATGATCTTACTATTAGAAGACTCAAGCAAAAAAACCAAGTGTGTATCGAAGCGATACCACCTGAAGAGGTATTAATATCAAGACACGCACGCGATCTTGAATCAGCATCTTACGTTGCACACAGAATGATTAAGTCTGTTTCTGATTTAGTTGCAATGGGCTATGACCAAGATGAAGTAGAACAACATGCTGGCTACGGCGGAAGCGCGGTAGATCCAGAAGCTTTTGAAGAAATAGAAGCAAGAAACCCATTTGACAATATGGTTTACCCAGACAGAAACGATGCTGGCGGGAAAGATGTTTTATATGTAGAGCATTACTTGTTCTATGATTTTGATGGTGACGGTATAGACGAGAGAGTTAGAGTTTGTAGTATCGGCAACGGCTTACACATTGTAAATGTAGAACCATGGGATGAACTACCAATATGTATGTTCTGTCCTGATCCAGAACCACACACAGCTATAGGTTCATGTCCAGCTGATTATTTAAAACCCATTCAAGCTGCTAAGTCACAAATTATGCGTGACACTCTAGACTCACTAGGTCATTCAATCTTCCCGCGAATGGGTATTGTTGAAGGACAAGTTAATATTGATGATGTATTAAACACCGACATAGGGCAACCTATTAGGATGCGTGCGCCAGGAATGGTACAACCATTTGCCGTGCCGTTTGTGGGTAAAGAAGCGTTCCCAGTATTAGGATATTTAGACGAAGCCAAAGAAAATAGAACTGGCGTATCTAAAGCATCAGCTGGCCTCAACGCAGACGCTCTACAATCTAGCACCTCGCAAGCTGTTTCGGCTACTATGAGTGGCGCACAAGGAAGAGTAGAGCTGATATGCAGACATTTTGCAGAAGGTGGCCTCAAAGATATCTTCAAAACGGTTAATAACTTGGTAATCAAGCACCAAAACGCGCAAGATGTGTACAGATTAAACAACAAATTCGTACCGGTAGATCCAAGATACTGGGATAATGACAAGGATATTATTGTAAATGTAGCGATATCTAAGTCTTCAGACCAAGAAAAGTTTGCAGTTCTACAAAATGTAGCGCAAAAACAAGAACAAATCATGCAATTGCTAGGACCACAGAATCCATTAGTATCAATGCAACAATACGCTAATACATTGACTAAAATGATAGAAATGGCTGGGTTTAAAGACTCATCATCCTTTATAAATCCAGAAGTTCCGCCTATGCCACCGCAACAACCAGAAGAACAGAAGCCAGATGCAGCTGAAATGCTTGCACAGGCCGAAGCAATGAAGGCACAAGTTAGCGCACAGAAGGCAATGATCGACGCTGAAACAGACAGAATGAAGATTATCATGGACGATGACAGACAAAGAGACATAGAAGAAGCACAACTCAAAGTCAAAGCTATGGAAATGCAAGCTAAGTACGGCGCACAGATTAATATCGCAGAAATAAACGCAGTAATGGAAAGAGACAGAGAAGGAATAAGACAAAATGCAAAAGCTCAAGCTCAAGGATTATTTACAGGCAATGTCCCACCACAAAATATTTGATATTGAAGTGATTGTTGACGATATGGTGTATGTTGGTAAAGAAATTAAAGCAAAAAATAAAAACCACGCTATGCAGATTATGTCTGTAATGTCGGGTGGAGAAGTTACGCAAGATTCTGAAATAATATATTATGAAGAAAGGACGATACACTAATGAAAAAATATTTTAATAAATTTTGGACTTGGCTAGACAATTTAATGAAGCCAACTCCTGTAATAAAAAAAAGAGGCAGACCTAGGAAAAAGAAATAATGGCATTGACGTATAGAGGAGAAAGATTTGCGGGTTACAACAAACCTAAACGCACACCTGGTCATAAAACAAAATCACACGCTGTTCTAGCAAAAGAAGGTAGCACTATTAAATTAATACGCTTTGGTCAACAAGGTGTTAGTGGTGCGGGTAAAAATCCATCAAGCGCCAAAGGCAAAGCTAGAAGAAAATCATTTAAAGCAAGACACGCTAAGAATATCGCAAAGGGTAAGTTGTCAGCAGCTTACTGGGCTAATAAAGTAAAATGGTAAGGAGATAATATGCCAAAAGGACTATACGCAAACATACATGCAAAAAGAAAAAGAATCAAAGCTGGTTCTAACGAGAAAATGAGAAAGCCTGGAACTAAAGGCGCACCTACAGCTAAAGCTTTTAAGAAAGCAAAAAAGACAGCCAAGAAAAGAAAGTGAAGTTTATAAGTTATCTTATAGACAAATTTTTAGAACGGTCATTCCAAAAAACAGAAGACAGATTAACAAAATCTAAATGAACGACATTGTCACCTTAATAACCGAATTAGGTTTCCCTGTAGCTGCGGCTATAGGTTTAGGTATGTTTGTATGGAAACTTATTAACAGAATCATAGATGGTATGGAAACTAAATTAGATACCGTAGATGAGAAGGTTAATACATCACTAACAGCTATGGAGGATAGACTAGGCACAAAACTAGACACACAACATGGCATTCTTGTAGCATTGATAGATAGGGTTAGGTCGCTAGATAACGAGATCATCAGACAAGACACTATGATAAAAACTATGCTTGGTGTACCACAATTAATAGACACTAACAAAATAGGTAAAGCAAAAAGAAATGACAAAAGGAAAGATTAGTTTATTGGTATTATGTTGTTTATCTGTATCAGCAGATCAAATAGTGCATAAGTTTAAATCACCTAGCTTTAATGGCGTTGGCACATCAAGTCATTATTTGACTATAGAAAACCAAGAGTTTTCTCGTAAGCTTACTATTAAAGAGGAAATAAAAGCATTACAAGAAGAAATAGAAAGAGAAAAAGAAAACTCTACATTGGCTAGATTCATGCGTAATCTTGAATCAAGAGTATATGCTGAATTATCAAGACAATTGGTTAATAACCTCTTTGGTGAAACACCGTCTGATTCGGGTATAATTGAACTAGAAGGAAACATCATTGAATATACAAGTGATGGTGTAACACTAACCCTTAAAATTACAGAAGCAGATGGCACAGTTACAGAAATTACAATACCTATTGGTACTTTTACTTTCTAGTTGTTCAATTTTTGACCAGTATGAAGATACATACGACCAAAGAAGACAAACCGATATAGTAAGGATTCAAGACTTACAATCCCCTAAATTAAAAAATGTGCAACTACCACAGGTAAGCCCAGTAGTAGCTGTATATCCAACAGCATTTACAGATCAAACTGGACAGAGAAAAAGCAATAGTGAATTTGCTTTGTTTAGTACAGCAATCACTCAGCAACCAAATGCACTACTCATTAGAGCGCTGAAACACGCAGGAGATGGTAAGTTTTTTAGGGTAGTAGAAAGAGTTGGTTTAGATAATCTTACCAAGGAACGCCAACTTATAAGATCGGCAAGAGAACAAACAGCCACAGATGAAGAAAAGAAAAAAGCACTTAGACCATTATTATTTGCTGGTATTTTGATTGAAGGAGCTGTTATATCTTATGAAGCCAACCTAGAGTCTGGAGGTGTCGGAGCTAGATATCTTGGAGTTGGTAATAGCGTACAGTATAGAGAAGACAATATTACTGTTAGTTTGCGTATGGTTTCTGTAGCAACGGGAGAGGTTTTGCTAGAAGTGTTAAGTCAAAAAACTATATTTTCTTATGGAAAATCAGAAGATGTGTTCAGGTTTATAGAGTCTGGTACTGAGCTTGTAGAGATAGAATTAGGCAACGCTAGAAATGAATCATCAACTATAGCACTAATGAAAGCTATTGAGGGTGGCGTGCTAGAGATAGTAAATCTTGGTTATGAGAAAGGTTTTTGGATTTTACAAAATGAAGGTGTAGGAGTAAAATTAAACAATGAAGAATAAGTTAATCAGCATATTTGCTATTTTATCCATAACAGGATTTGCAGCAGATAACGAGATTTATATAGATCAGTCTGGTACAGGAGCTAATATAGATCTTGAACAGTTAGGTATATCTAATATTATAGGCGGTTTATTAAGCGCATCTGGTAGTGTAAAACCACTAGATTTAGATGGTAACAGTATGACACTAGACATCAATATGATTGGTGCTACTAATAAATTCCTTGGTGATATATACGCTGATAACTTTACAGGTTTTTATGAATTTACTGGTGGTACTAATGCTTTTACTATCCAAGTAGATCCAACAAATACTTACAGTTCAGATGGCTCTAATCAAAACGTAAAGGTTACCGGTAGTGGCAACACATTTACCTTAAACCAAGGCACAACAGCAATTGCTGCATCACTTGATTTAGATTGGATTATCCAAGGATCTAACAATACAGTTACATCAAATATCAATATTGATGGTGCTACCAACTATATGGATATAGACGGTTCTGATAATACGGTTACTTATACAGGTGCAGGCGTAAACGCATCAGCAGGCGGATATTTCTATTTAGACCATACAGGTGGCCAAAGAACATTCAACATACAACAATTGAGTACCCAAGATAATGACTGGCTTAAAATTATATCGGTTGGCGGTAACGCTAGTTCTACTGTTTGCGTTATTCAAAACGACCAAGGTACTAGCACAGGCTGCTGATATTGGAGATATATCTGAGCTAAACGGTTCAGCACAAATAGTCAGAGACAAATCCCTAAATGCTAAATTAAAACTTGGCATACAAAGCAACGATGAAGCTATAACTAAAGATGGCCGTATGGCTATTACATTTTTAGATGATTCTGTCGTAAAACTAACTGAACACTCACAACTTTTGATAGATGAATATATCTATGATCCAGATCCAAGTAAATCTAAAATGGCTATCACTTTTGGTTTAGGTACAGCACGTTTTATTACTGGTAATCTAAACCGTATAGATAAACAAAACATACAATTAAAAACACCAACAGCAAACATAGCAATAAGAGGCACAGACTTTACAGCCACAGTAGATGAATTAGGACGCAGTTTAATAATATTGTTACCAGATAAATATGGTTTATCTAGTGGAGAGATAGAAGTAGTTACTGCTATGGGTACTGTTTTATTGAATAAACCTTATGAAGCTACCACAGTTAGTGTGTTTGAATCTGTACCAACCAAGCCAGTTATATTAGATTTATCATTAGATCTTATAGACAATATGCTTATTGTTACACCACCAAAAGAAGAAACTATTATAGAAGAAGAGGTTACAGACACACAGGCTGATAGTGTTTTGGATTTTAATGATTTAGATATAGATTATTTAGCTGATGATTATTTAAAAGAGGATAGCTTAGAATTTACAGAGCTAGATATTAATTATCTTGATGTAAATTTTTTGGAAGATTTGCTTAACGTCCTAGACGCATTAGCTATAGCAAAAGAAGAAGATGTATTAGCACAAGCTACAAGCACACAGATAAGCGGAACTGCTATCGGTAAAGATCCAGATACACAAATCACAACTTTGATAACAGGAAATGTTGTTAGTCTGCGAAGACAAATAAATGAAAGTGTTAGGGTAGATTTGAATGGTAGTGATTCCTATACTGTTATCTTAATACAAGATGGTATATCAAATGTTATAAAAATAAATGGAGGTAGTGATAGTGTAATAAAGATTACACAGAGTGATTAATGAAACGACTACTATTCATCATACTTATAATACTAGTGTTGCCTTTGTTATATCAGTCAACGCCTACAGAGATATTAAAGTTAAAGGTGTTTGATTATTTAGTACCTAAACAACAACCATCTGGTTACTTTACTATTTTAAATATCACAGAAGAAGATATAGCTAATGAAGGTGGTTGGCCGTTACCAAGAAAAAGACTAGGTGAAATACATACAGAAATAATATCTAAAGGTGCTATAGGCGTAGGTTATGTTATTGGATTTCCACAACCAGATCGTTTAGGTGGTGACGAATACTTTGCAGAATCATTAAAGTATGGCACTTCTATATTAGCAATGTTTGAAAACCCTAATGGTATTTATCCACCAACAACAGGAACTGTCATACTTGGTGATGATATAGGTGGTATGACTACAAATGGTGTCATACAAAACATAAAGATATTAACAACTTATGCACAGGAAGGTATTGCAACTGCACCAACTGATGTAGACAACTTAGTAAGAAGAATACCATTGTTGTTAAGAACACCAGATGGATATGTACCTGCGTTTGGTACAGAAGTATTAAAAGCATTAGTAGATGCAAAAACTTATGTCATAAAAACCAATGACCTTGGTATAGAAGAAATCAGAGTCAAAGGATTACCACCAGTTGCTACCGACAGTTTAGGTCGTAAGTGGATTAGTTGGGTAGACACACCACAAACTGATTTACAAGAAATGGATGTTGCTGGTAAGTTTGTATTTGTTGGCGTAACTGCTCCAGGTATCATGCCACAAATCGCAACTCCAACTGGATTATTAGAACCACACAAAATACAAGCTGCATTATCTGAGTCAATCTTGATAGAAAACTCACCAAGGATTCCTGATTGGCATTTATCAGCCGAAATTTTAATTTTAGGAATTTTTGTGTCGCTGACGTGGCTTGTAATAAATTATCTCAGTATAGCTAAGGGCATAAGTCTCGCTGTAATTTTGCTCTTCATCACGGGCTTCTTAGGCGTTTTTAGCGTTCAGAAAGGTATTTTGTTGGATTTTTCATGGACTTTTATCTCTCAGATACTAGTTTCTACTATTGCTTTGTATTTAAGCTACAAAAAACAATATAAATTACGTCAACAGATAAAAAAACAGTTTGAACATTACCTTGATCCGAGACAAGTTAAACAATTACAAAACAATCCTGACTTGTTAAAACTTGGAGGTGAGAAAAAAGAAGCAACATTTTTATTTACAGATGTTAGAGGTTTTACTAATTTAAGTGAAAAGTTAAAGCCAGAACAAGTTACTGAAATTATGAATAAGGTATTAACTGCACAGGTGCGTTGCATACAAGCACACGGCGGTATGGTAGATAAGTTTATTGGTGATGCAGCTATGGCAATATTCTCAGCACCATTAGATTTAAATAACCATGAAGATAGAGCTATAGCGTGTGCGCAAGATATAAAAACATCTATACAACAATTACAACAAGAATTATCAGAACCCATAGCTATAGGCATAGGTGTAAATACAGGAACTGCTGTTATTGGTAATATGGGTAGCGATACTAGGTTTGATTATTCTGCTATTGGTGATTGTGTAAATACAGCTGCAAGATTAGAGTCAGCAACCAAAGAAGTGGGTGTGGATATACTAATTGGTGAATCTACTGCAAATAAATCTAAAATTAAGTTAAAATTATTAAAACCGATAAAAGTTAAAGGTAAAGAAAAACCTTTAATTATTTATACAACATA